GAAAACTCAGTTTTTGGCACAACAGAAAAATTAAATTGTTGTTTGGCTCGAAATTTGAAAGGAAGAAACAATGGTCCAGAAGGATATTGCCAATCTGGTTGGTGTCCAACATCAACAACATGTACCAGCTTTATGAAAGAACATTGCGTGGGTGGAAATTTGGTGACACCGGAATGTCAGGAGTGGTGCAGTAAAAACAGAGGACAGTGTGATAATGAATTGAAGTCATTTTGCTCAAAGTTCACTCGAAGATCCGCTCCAACGATTTGTGGATGTTCGTTAAATCAAGATCAATATTTATTAAACAAGGCAAATTCTGGTGGTCTGTCTGTTCCACTGGTTTGTGATGTTTTGTGTGCAAACAGTCTGGCAGTCAAACCAGCAAATATTCAAGATACGTGCACCGTGAATGCTGTTTGTGTCCAGGATGGGGTAAGTGTGGACGTCATAAATTCACAGTTGGGTGGGTCGATAAGAATTGAACAAAATTGTGGAAATACATATAATGGATTTAATCCAGTATTGTGGTACAAGAATTTATCTGATGATCAACAGAAATTGGTTGTTGCTGGTGGTGTTGTTCTCATTTCTGCACTGGTTATTTTGTTGGTTAAACAACCAAAGTAAATTTCAGTCTTGTGTCATGAATGGCTCAAAAACTTGTTCAACCTTTTTTATAAATTCTTCCAGGGTGCCGTTGTTAATTATCTTGTTTTTGAAACAATGGTTATCCAAAGCTGTTTCACTAATGTGATTGTTGTCTCTTCCATCCCGGATCAAAAACCCAGGTCTTTCGATTCTTACGACGTTCCCTCCACTGTTTTCGATTGACTCAACCTCGTTTGGGAAACGTGAGTCGGTAACAATCCACAAAACTTGAGTTCCAGGATCAACGGGCTTGGATGAATTTTTTGTCAGTGATTCGATTGTGCATTGGGCCAACTTGCAATCATGGATCAAAAAATTCCACGAACTGTTACCTAAAATTGTTTTGATACCAGATTCAAGGGCACTGCAAAAGTTTTGAAGTGTTGTGTCAAATTGTGGTAACCAGACCGATTGTGGATTTTGGATTTGTTCTGGAGTTGCTCCAGTAATGATTGCCACAATATTATCAAACTTGGAACTGTTTTCCAACATATTGGCATTGTGTGTATGATCAATGAACAATGATTTGATCCAAAGTTTTTCATCAACCACCTGCCTCAGACCTGTTCCGACTTTTTGTTGCATTTCACCCAATGTCAATCCAAACAGTGGCGACATTATTTTTTTTCCCTCTGCTGTCAGATTTTGCTCCAGGGTGGTTTCTGACAAAATGGCAACAATCATTTTCAGTTTGTGTGCCCATGATTTTTTTTCAATGTAGTGAGTACCACTGTATTTTCGAATTAACCAGTCTGCGGCTGTATCTTTTCCATGTCCTGCCTTTCCAGATATTCCAATGATTTTTGTTTTGGTTTGCATTTTTGTTTTTTCAGGGTCAATTGCACAAATGTTATCTGTTTATTGGTCTTCAAATTTTTCTGAATAGTAATGAATCACAAATGCTTGGTTATCTTTTTTTTTAATCATCTCGACCACACGATTTTTGACAGAAACTTGCTGAACTTTGGATTTTTGGATTTTGTACGGCAAACGTTTGTGTCCGTGAACCCTGGCAATAACAAATCCTGTGTCCAGTTCCGATTCGACAATACAAACAAAACAATCGTGGTTTGGTAAATAGTACAATGTGTATTGGTCCACATGATCCCAAATTTCAATCAGAATTTTTTGAGCAATGTACCAGACAGGCACTTCTCGGTACATTATCGATTCCATTTGTTCCCCTGATAAGAGGTCACCAGCTCCATAACATGAGGAGAGGCCATTGAGTGGATTGAACATTTATTATATTCCACGATTTCAATCAATATTGACACACACCTCTCATTCAAAAAACCACTGGTGGAAGATTGACACTGCTGGGAACATCTTCTGGTGTGGGTCTGTAAATTCTTATGGAGACAGGTTCATCAATACCCATCCGCGTGAGCATACCTTCGATTGACTCAAATTCATAAATTCTTTCTTCTCTGTCTTTTGTTTTCCGGAATGAACCGTCCCTGATGTATTGATCAACAATACAAACAACTCTGGTGAGTTTTGGGTATGTGAATTCAATAGAATCGTGAACCGTGTGATATGACACGTTGATCATTTTCAATTCTTGAATGTATGGAAAATGTGAGAAGATACAAATGATTGCATTGTCTTTCAATTCGAAAATTGTGAATGATTCACACCATTGATGATCATAGTTGTTGATGGTAATGTGTCTAATGTTATATGCATAATTGAAAAATAAAAATTTCCATCCACCCACAAAATTACAATCCACGTGCTTCCTTTTGCACAACAAAAAATGTTCCCATTGCAATAAATCCGTCAATGAGATATCTATACTTGTTATTTTGGACAATTGTTCAATTGTTTGGAAATACCATGCCTTGCAGACAAGTCCATATGTCTCTGTTCCATCCCTGGGACAAATATTCAGGAAAGAAAAAATGAGTGTCGATACATCGGCAAAGAGTGGCTCATCCATGACTCGATTCGTTTTTGTTTTTGTTTTGTTTCGAGGGACAAATAAAAATTTGCACGAGGATTTGTATATCCGACTTGGTAGACAAACACCTCCCACACCGAAGCAACCAACTCGTGTAGTGGACCAACCCGTGTGGCCGTTATCGCATCTGGATTAAATTGATACAATAATTGATATTAATCAGCCAACAATCATGTCCAAACAAAAAACACACAAAAATGTCGGTTCCTATCGATCACACATTGACGGATGAAAAACCTGTGGAAATCAAGAGTGTAAAAATTTCATTGCTTGATCCAGAAGTGATCAGACGTCGATCTGTTGTCTGTGTTACAGAATCCACCATGTACGAAAAGAATCTGCCCAAGCACAATAGTGTGAATGACCACAGAATGGGAGTTGTTGGCAGAGGAATAATTTGTGGAACATGTGGAAACACTTTAGAGCAGTGCAATGGTCATGAAGGTCACATTGAAATGTATTACCCTGTCTATCACATTGGATTTCTGGAAAGGGTATTCAAACTGCTCAAAGTGGTTTGTTACCATTGTTCAGGTCTCCTGATTGATGTTTTTGACAAGGAAGTTATTATAAAAAACACTACGGAGAAGCAGAGATACAACCAATATGTCCAATCCTTCAAAGAGAAAAAAGAATGCATTGAATGTAGACACTGTCGTCGCAAACAACCAAAATACAAACAACACCCAATTCACATTGACATTAGTTGGAAAGGAATTGAACCAGAAACACCCAAAGAAGAAAAATTATTTAAACGAAAATTCACTGCCTGTGATGCAAGAAGGATTTTGTCTGGCATCAGCAATCTGGATTCCATGTTTCTTGGATTCAATCCCAGAGAAATTCGACCCGAATGGATGATAATTACTTCTCTAGTTGTTCCTCCACCCTGTGTCAGACCCTCGATTGTTGACTCAGAAGGAAGTAAAAACAGAGGACAGGATGATTTGACAAACAAATTACACGAAATTGTCAAAGCCAACCATGCTATTGGAGAACATATTGAAAAACACTATGGTCCTCCAATTCTGTATGGTGGTGTTTCTATGAACATGCCCAGTCAATCAACATCCAGGACAACCAACAAGAAGAGAAAAAAAACACAAACAGATGTCAGCATTGACAGCATCGAACAAAATGCTTTGTCAAACTCTGGACAATTTGATCCATTGATGAGGGCTTGTGAAATTTTGTCGATTTCAGTTCCTCGATACGACATTACACCAAACCTAATTGTTCCAGAAGAAGAACTGGAACTACTACAAATGCATGTGGCCACTTACATGAACAACGGCATCAGTGGAATGAAACCATCGACCCAGAGATCGGGTGCTCCCACAAAGAGCATTTATTCCAGATACAAGGGAAAATACGGAAGATTCAGAAACAATTTGTCTGGTAAGCGTATTGACCAATCTGCCAGGTCCGTCATTACGGGTGATCCAAACATCGATCCCGACCAGGTTGGTATTCCATATGAAATTGCAATGAATTTAACAAGACCAGAAAAAGTGAATAGATTTAATTATGACAGACTCTTGAAATGTGTCAGAGGTGGCCCAAACTCATTGGTTGGTGCAAATTCGGTCATCACAGACAAGTTCCAAATGATTTACTTGGACAATGAAAATTGCAAAGACATTCAACTCCAGATTGGTTGGACAGTCGAAAGACATTTGCAAGACAATGATTTTGTTGCTTTCAATAGACAACCCTCTCTGAGAGATGTTAGTTTGATGGCCCACAGAGTTAAGTTGATGCCTGGAAGAACAATCAGATTGAATCTTTCAGTCACATTGGCATACAATGCTGATTTTGATGGTGAGTACTTGATTTTTGTTTTGGTGGACAGTATCATATTTGTTCAAACCGCGATTAACACATTTTCTTTCAATAACAGGTGATGAAATGAACGTCAATGTGCCACAATCAGAAACAGCATCGGCAGAGTTAGCAGGACTGATGGCAGTGCCAAATCACATTGTATCAGCACAATCAAACAAACCTGTAATGGGAATTGTTCAAGACTCGACAATCGGGTCTGCGAAAATGACTGACAAAGATGTCTTCTTAACCAAAGAACAGGCAATCCAATTGATCATGGCAACCAAATACATTGAGCAACTCGAACTTCCACCTCCAACACTAATCAAACCCAAACCAATGTGGACAGGAAAACAAATATATTCACTCCTGTTCCCAGAAAATCTAAATCTTGAAAAATGTGTCCGTGGTCTTGAACCAACAAGTTTGAATGGCTCTGTGAAAAACAATCAAACAGATGGTGGTGAATCCAAAATAATCGATGAACAAGAGGACCACATGCTTGACCAAGACGAACGATATGTTTTGATAAAAAATGGAAAGTTGCTATCAGGAAATGTTTGCAAACAAACAATTGGAATCAGTGCAGGTGGAGTGGTACACATTTTATTCAAAGACATGAATCCAACTCGAACTAACCAATTTCTGGCAGATTGTCAAAGAATGACCAACTGGTTTAATTTGAGCAATGGATTTAGTGTTGGTATTGGTGATTGTATCAGTAGTCAATCAACCAAAGACAAAGTGGGACGTTTGTATCAAAAATGTGAAGATGCAGTATCCAATCTTTATCGAAATTGTAAAGTGGATGAGGATGATGCAAAGGTCGAAAATTATATCTTTGGACTTGCAAATCGAGTTTTGGATCAAGCAGGAAGGGCAGTGCAAGAGCATGCAAGTTTTAAAAACAATGCCATCTATGCCATGTCCATGTGTGGATCCAAGGGAACACCCGTTAACATGGCACTAATCAGTGGCTGTGTTGGACAACAAAGTAACAATGGAAGAAGAATACATATGGAGGATGGATCCAGAACACTACCATCTATCTTGCCAGAACAAAGACATTCAATCACAGCCAACGGGTTTTGCAAAAATTCGTATGAAAAGGGTCTAACACCACAAGAATATTTTTTCCATTCCATCGGTGGAAGAGAGGGTTTGGTTGATACTGCCATTAAAACATCGGATACTGGCTATATCCAAAGAAAAGTGATGAAAACAATGGAATCTGCCAAAGTGGCATATGATGGAACAATCAGAAACGCCCAGAATCAAATCATCGAATTCATCTATGGAAATGATGGGGTTGATGGAAGATACATTGAAAAGGTTGTATGTCTGGAACTGTTGATGGACAATCACCAAATCGAAAAGAAATTCAGATCAATGACACAGACATTCGATGCATGGAACTATCAAACACTGGAAATACAAAATATCATCAGACTGAGGGACTCTATAAGAACCACCAAACTAAACGTTCATCAACCAACACTGACAAAGGATTTGTATGTGCCCATCAATATTCCAAGAGCACTGACATCCATCATTTCAGAAAGACAAACAAAAAATGCAGAAACCGGGGATGAACCAATCAAAGCAGCTGTCTTGTATCAAAAACTGGAAAGATGTTGCAAAATGTTGGTTCCAGCCAATCAGAAGTGGATTAGAATGATGGACAATGCAACATCACAAAAACAAATCGACATGTGTATTGAAATGATGTCCAGAAACAACGATGATCCATATCACTCACTTCAACTCCACATTTGGACATCGTGTGCATCAGCAATTGTCATTGACCAATACAGAATGACAGAACCCGAAGTAAACAAATTGATTGAAAAAATTGAGTATTTGCATGGGAAATACAAGGTGGCAGCAGGTGAAATGGTCGGACCATTGGCATGTACATCCATTGTTGAACCAGCAACACAGATGACTTTGAATAGTGTTGATTGGAATGAAAGAATTGTGTTGATGTTTAAGAATCGCAAGGATGGAAACATTGATCATGTGGATGTCTTGAAGATTGGAGAATGGATTGACCATTTGGAAAACAAGTACACCGGTCACAGATTGTTACAAAAAGTTGAAGGAGGAAAGACAACATACATTTCATTGGAAGATGAAATATTGGAATGTTACATTGCCAGTACAGACAAGAACGGCAGAATGGACTGGCATTTAGTTGAAGCAGTAACCAAGCATCCACCTGAGAACAAGGATGGAACCAATACATTGTTGAAAGTAACTACACATTCTGGAAGAAGCGTCACAGCTACCAAAGCAAAAGCATTTTTGAAGAGAATCGATAATCAAATTATTGGAGTTGCTGGTGATGAATTGAAGATTGGTGATTGTATTCCTGTTACCAAGTATCTGCCAGTGGAAAACCCAATCCAACATTTGGATCTTGTCCGATACTTGCCAAAGAATGAATATTTCTGTGGGACAGAAGTGATACCACTCGATGAAAACTTTGGATTTTTCATTGGTGCATATCTTGCAGAAGGTTGTGCAACCAAACATCAAGTCTATATTTCTAACAATGATGCACGATACAGACAACGAGTTATTGATTTCTGCAACCAATATTCAATCAAATATGGTATTACTGAGAGATGTGGTAATGGGTGTTTGAGTACCAGTGTGGTAGCATACTCCACATTATTGGCTGAATTGATGGTCAAGTTGTGTGGAAATGGCTCAGCCAATAAGTTTGTTCCTCCATTTGCCTTTTCAGCTCATGAATTTTTTTTGAAAACACTGGTCGATGGATACATTTGTGGTGGTGGTTCTGTTCCAGTAAAAGGTTATTGTGTGAAAGCTACATCTGCCTCTGAAACACTGATTGATGGAATGGCAATCGTACTCAATAGGTTTGGTATTTTTGTGAGAAAATCTATCATCAAGAGCGCAAATGGACATTTGGACTCGCATCAAATGGTCATAACGAATGCTGATGCCAAACGATTTGCACAGTCATTTGCATTGACAATTGAGCACAAACAAAAAGGCCTTGATAAAATACTGGCACATCAATTCAGACACAGTGGACATGGACAATTCGATATGATTCCGGGAGTAAAGACATCCATTGTGTCTGGTGACTTACACCGTGATCAAATTGTTGAATTATTGAACAACAATGACTTA